CAAGCGCCGAAATAGACGGCGTCGTTAGAAGAGTACCGCTGGTAGTAGGAAGCCAGGGAAAGATATATCCATCTTTTGCTCTTGAAATGCTAAGGGTAGGTGTGGGAGACCCGAGCTATCAAATCAAGACTACGGACGGGGGTATCGAGTGGGTGCGGGTGCCCCGATATCCCCAGATGTATACCGACCCTAACGGTAGGGTATGGTTAAATTATAACACTAAATTTTATAGGCAATCGGCCGCCGAATATATGGAAAATCCAATAGAGGCACCGTTTGTTATTTTCGGAGTTACAGCAGAGGGAATTACTAACCCTGTTCCAACTCCTGGAGGAATGAAATACCCACATGAATTACAAGCAAATTTATTGCATAATCTTATTATTGGGGATAGTCCATCTACTCCTGAGTGGGGACAACTCGCCGAGGCCACGACAGCCATTGGCATTGTTCTACTATTCAGCGTTGCGGCTTATTCAGTAATTTTATCACTACCTATATTACTAGCCTCTATTGGAGGGTTAATATACGCTACCCTAAAACTCTTTGAGTCTTCCTATTTATTTGACGTTTCTGGTATAATAGTAATCGGGGTTCTGTATTGGGCTATTGTTTCTTTCACTAATTTTGTTCAGCAATTTATACTTCGTCGAAGAATTAGACAACAATTTGGGACGTATGTATCCCCAGCTTTGGTCAAAAAATTACAAAAAGACCCAACGTTGCTGAGATTGGGTGGGCAAACAAAACGACTCTCATTTCTTTTTTCAGATATTCGGGGATTTACTCCCATCTCTGAAAAATACCAGTCAGACCCTCAAGGACTTACGACTCTCATTAATCGTTTTCTTGACAATCAGACTGAGATAATATTAAAACATGGCGGTACTATTGATAAATACATGGGAGACTGTATCATGGCTTTTTGGAACGCACCTTTAGATTGTGAAGACCATGAAAGAAAAGCTACAGAATGTGTACTTGAAATGAGAGTGGCATTAGGAGAATTAAATGAGAAACTTAAAGAAGAAGGGCTGGACCAAATTCATACAGGAGCTGGAATTAATAGCGGCCCGTGTGTGGTGGGAAACTTTGGCTCCAGTAGCCGTTTTGACTATAGTGTCCTTGGCGATGCTGTCAATTTGGCTGCAAGGTTAGAAAGTTCGTGTAAAACATATGACACAGATTTAATAATATCTGAGCATAGTTTAGTTGATGGGTACGATTACAAATACTTAGACGAGGTAACAGTAAAAGGAAAGTCTGAACCAGTTAAAATCTACACCATTGAAAAATAGGTCTTGACATCGAGCTTGATTTTTGATATAATTATGATTATGAAGTAGGACTTCACAAGAAAAATGGAGATACAGCAATGGAAGCCGACGAAGTGGCATTAGAATTAGCAAAACACGAAGCTGTCTGTGCGGAAAGATGGAAAACTGCATTTAACCGCTTTGACAAAATCGACCAACAAATCAATAGAGTAGAGACTATTATGATTTCTGCTGCTGGAGCTCTCATAGTAGGTGGAGCAGGACTAATTATTACAATGTGGAACATCCACTAGGACAATTATGATTGAAGGATATAGGACAAAAGACATGAAAAAGTCAACTAAAAAATCAGAGGTGTATGAAAAAGACGGATTTTGGACATTCGAAGGTGCAAATCAAGGATATAACACCAAAGAGAATGCAGAAAAGGCACTTAAAGAAGCTAAGTCATCAAAATAGACTTAATATTTGTAAAGAGTGTGAGCATTACAATAAATTTTGGAAGTTTTGCAACCTTTGTGGTTGCTTTATGCCCCTCAAAACTAAGTTAAGATGGGCAGAGTGTCCCGACGAGCCTCCTCGTTGGACATAGGAGATGAAAATGGCGTTAACAGCAAAGCAGAAGAAGTTACCTAAAGCTTTACAGCGTGCTATTCTTGCTAAACAGAAAGGTATGGGCAAGAAAAAGAAGAAAAAGAAAGGTGGAAGAAAGAAAAGAAGCAGAGGATAATTGGCTAACTTATTTTCGTTCCATTAAAAATGTCTGCCCTTGGAGTTACGAGAGTTACAAGAAGGGCAGAATTTACATAACGGAGTTTACACCAAACAAAGTTAATAGAACTGAATTAGAATGGAGCTGTATATGGTATGATGCAGTTGTATATTTAACAGATATGTCAGTTGATGAGTTAGATGAGTTTGTAGAAGAAAGAAACCGCAAACAAAATTCGTGTGAATATCTCTGGTCTCACCCAGAGTTTACAAAAGGTGGTAATAGACAAACAAGTCGACCTATAATAATTCAACAAGACAGAGCGTTCTTAACAGAACTCAGAGGGAAGAATCGTGGCAGTCAGAAGAAGAAAAAGAAAAGCTACTAGAAAGAAAAGACCAGTACCTACAAACAAAGCTCTGTACGCTAGAGTAAAAGCTGAAGCTAAGAGAAAGTTTAAGGTATACCCAAGTGCGTATGCAAATGGTTGGCTCGTAAGAACTTATAAATCACGAGGCGGCAGATATAGAATGGGGTAGATATGGCACTTAATAGAAAGAAGCATACCTCATTTTTAAGAAATAAACATGTGTATAAGTCAGCTGGCCCAGCTAGAAAAGCTGCTAGGAGACTTGGATTAAAAGGCATACATGCACATGGTAGAGGAACAGCAAAAAGATTTATGCCAGGAAGTTCTCACAAAGCATATAAGAATGCTGTGAAGAAACGAAGGAAAAGATAATGGCAAAACCAAGTGGAGGACTAACTACATGGTTTAAGGAAAACTGGGTAGATATCAGTCGTAAAAAGAAAAACGGCAGACACCCACCTTGCGGGAGAAAGAAGGCGAGAACAGCAAGAGGGGGCTATCCCAAATGTGTACCAGCTCGTGTTGCAGCAAAGATGAGCGCTTCACAGAAGAAGTCAGCTGTAAGAAGAAAAAGAGCTAAAGCTCAAGGTGTTGGAGGCAAGCCTACAAATGTGAAAACATTTGCAAAAAGAGGCAGAAAGAAGAGCCGAGTCACTAGGAGAAGAAGAAGGAGGTAGTATGGACGAGTTACTGCTGGAAATGCAGAGAGCAAGTCTCCTACTTGAAATACTTCAAGAAAAGTTCAAGAAAAAGTTAGAATGGAGTAAGGAATTACAAAATTCTTTAGAGATAAATGATTTACAAGAGGTTGAAAGATTAGCAAATGTTAAACAAAATTAAAAATTGGTTAAAAAAGTTCTGGAATATTCTTACAGGTAAGGATAAAAACTGGGACGGAAAAGTTGACATCAAAGATGACATGATATCAGCAAAGCAAAAGGCGAAAGCTAACGGAGAATAAGAATGGCTAGACAAGGCGGTTTTTTAAGTGGACCAACTGGAGTTCACAACACGCAGAAGATTCGTAAGCACAGACTCAATAGAGGAGTGACTAGGGATATGAATGCAGCTGCAGGAGTTCCTGTAAATTCAAAGAACATGGGTTCTATGGAATATGCAAGATACAGCGCAGCACCAAAAGGGATAGGACCAAGGTTTGGTAAAACTGCAAATCCTAAGAGAGCAAAATTTCCAAGAAGAAGAAGATAAATGAAAAATACTATCAATACTAAAGAAGCATGGTTGGCTGAGACTGCGGCATTTGTTGCTGAAGACTTACAAAAACTTACTGATGCTTCTTTAGAGCGCGAGTTAACGGATAAAGAAACCAGTTTGGTTTCTCTGTTTGGGGCATACTTATACCTCTACAGAACGGCGAATCTACACAGTTTAATAAGTAAACTAACAGATTCTGAACAGGAAATATTCACTAACGAGACAATCCATTGATTGAAGTCAGCAGAACAGATATAGTTCCTGACTATTTGATGGAATACGACGCAGAAGATAGATTTATCAAGCTTCCTATTGAATCTTATCTAGAGCTACTGGGTGTTGACCCTAATACATCTCAAACTGCACTAATTAATGCAATTAGTAATCCAAAGTATAGATTTGTATGTGCCGCAGTAGCTCGTAGGCAAGGGAAAACCTACATTTCAAATATTATAGGGCAACTGGTATGTTTAGTGCCTAATAGCCATGTGCTATTAATGTCGCCTAACTACTCACTATCACAAATATCCTTCGACTTACAAAGAAATCTTATAAAACATTTTGATTTGGAAGTTACAAAGGATAATGCAAAAGACAAAGTTATAGAACTATCAAACGGTTCTACAATAAGAATGGGTTCTATCAATCAAGTAGATTCAGTGGTTGGTAGAAGCTATGATTTAATTATATTCGACGAAGCAGCGTTGACAGATGGTAGAGATGCTTTCAATGTTGCTCTAAGACCTACCCTAGATAAAGAAAACTCAAAAGCAATATTTATTTCTACTCCTCGTGGAAGAAATAATTACTTTGCAGAGTTTTTCTACAGAGGATTCTCTGATGAGTTTCCTGAGTGGTGTTCTATAAAGGCAACTTATCACGAAAACCCAAGAGTCTCAGAATCAGACATCATTGAAGCACAAAAAAGTATGTCAATGGCTGAATTCAATCAAGAATACATGGCAGACTTTAATGTCTTTGAAGGTCAAGTATGGGCATTCAATCATGAAGAGTGTACAGCAGACTTAAAAGCAATGGAAGTGAAAGATATGGATGTTTTTGCAGGCCTTGACGTAGGTTACAAAGACCCTACTGCATTCTGTGTTATAGGATATCATTGGGACGAGAAGAAATTCTACTTATTAGATGAATATCTAGACTCTGAAAGAACAACCGAACAGCACGCAGTACAAATACAAAAACTTATAGATAAATGGGAAGTTGACTATATTTATATTGACTCTGCTGCTCAGCAAACAAGATTTGACTTTGCACAAAATTATGACATTTCTACAATTAACGCCAAGAAGTCTGTACTAGATGGTATAGGTCATGTAGCAGGAATAATTGATAATGATAATCTTATTGTTGAACAATCTTGCAAAGAATCGCTTATGGCATTAGACCAGTATCAATGGGACCCCAACCCTAATTTGATGCGAGAGAAGCCAAAACATAATGATGCATCTCACATGGCAGATGCTATCCGATATGCCCTCTATACATTTGAAACTACAGCGACAAGTTTTTAAGACCCCTATCAAAAATATCTCTTGACATTTTGGTAATATTTTTGATATAATTCTAATTAAGAGTAAGATAAATGAATTTTAAAAGAGATTTGGTTAAGTATGTTCGTGATAAAGCTAAATCACGGTACCAAAAGAGTAATAATTGTTATATCTGCGGTGATACCGAGAATTTAGACTTTCATCATTTTTTTGGACTTACAGAGCTTTTAGAGAAATGGTTAAGAAAAAATAAAATAGTAGTCGAAACCGAAGAAGATATACTTGACGTA